TCTAAATGTTGTCTGGATCGTTGCTCTATTGTTATATGGTATAGATTTTGACCAAGTTTCGCAAACAAATTTCTGTGCAGTAGCTTCTCCAGGTGCAGTAAAATCAAAGCTATCACTATCGTTTGCACGGGCGTCAAGGAAGGTTTCTATTTCATCTGCTTCTGTTTCTGATACGTTAAAAGTAAAATTATAAATTTTTGGATTTTGATGTTCTGCCAATCCAAATAATATTCTATGTTCAAACCCATCAGCAAAGCGGATAGTACGAGTTAATGGTGCGGATCTTTTTTGTTGTCCGTATGTAGGTTTTATTGAAGGAAATGTAGCCATTATGCAAGTAGTCCTCCTGGTCTTTGTTGCTGTATTATTTCAGATTGTACTGCAACTGATATAAGCCTACCAAGTTCTCTTCCTTGTGCTTCATCTCCTTCAACAGTAGAACCAGAAGCATCTACATTTACTACAACATTAGTCGAACCACCCATATCAGAATTAGGAACTATACGACCACCTGCATTTGGAACAAACATTTCTGGTCCACGTTCTCCAACCATATAACTTTTACCAGCACTAACAGAACCACCATTTGCTCTTCTAAAAAAGCTACCTATTCCTGGTAAACCTCCTAAAGCTGAACTTACAGCAAATCTAATTAATGATCTTTGTATTTCTGCAAAAACACTACGGGCAACATCTCCTAAAGTTTTGGTTCCTTGTATAGCTCCTTCAATAGCAGTAACAATTCCATTTTCAATACTAGAAGCAATATTATTATAAAGATCCAAAGTTATTTGTAATTGATGATTTTCAATTTCTAATTTTTCATTGGTTTCCATCTGTTTTCTTACTTTCTTTTCTAAATCATTTAATGCTTTATCATCAAGATGACTATTATTTTTTTTAATAACAGCTATTGCAGATTCAATTCCAAAAGAACTATTTAAAGCATCTTGTTTTTTTCTTAAATTACCTTCCTCAGTTTGAAGAACTTTTAATATTTCATCAGCATCATTCCCTCCAATACCTAAATTATTATTAATTCCTAATCTATTTGATATTCCACTTAATGTACTTGAAAGAGTATTTAATTCTTCATCACTTCTTCCAGCAAAATTAAAACCACCTGGACCTACATTAGTATCAAATGCACTTGAGAGAGGATCTACTCTTCTAAATATATTTTCGCCTGTGCCTAATAAAAACTGTTTAGTTGTTCGTGGATTGTTTTTTAAAAATTCTTGAAACTCTTTAGGATCTGCTTTCTGTAAAGCTCTTAATTGATTTCCAATTCTTGACTCTAAAACTTGTCTACCTACTACACTATTTATTAAATCAATAACTTTTGACAATGGACCTGCTGCTAATATTTGAAACTGTGTTGTTAAAATGCCAAACTGTCTTGATAATTCTTCCATCTCAGAACTAAATTTCTGCACATCTTCTACAGCAATCGCACCTAATGAATTACCTAAATCTCTTGTAATAAGTTCATTTAATTCAGCTTGTCTACCTTGTCTTTTTAATGCTTCTGCTTGTTTTTGTATGGCTTTGCTACTAAATAAATTACGATCTGTTATTAATTTCAAAGCACCATCAGTTGTTTCTAATGCTTTACCAAAATCATTTAAACCTTTTATAAGCCTATCTATTGCAGCACCAACAGATGTGCCAACGAGAGATAGTGCAAATCCAAATTGACCTCCCAACAACCCACCTGCACCACCACCTAAACCACCACCAGCAGCAGCACCTAATCCTTGACCAAATAATAGAGGAAAAGCTCCACCAATAAGTGCATTTGAAACTGCTTGACTTCTTCTGGTTCTGGCTGTACGACTACGACCTGTTAATCCTTGTCTAATTCTGTTAAAAGGATTATCTAAAATACGTTGCCTTCTTCTTCTACTTGATTGTGAAAGCATTGATTCTCTACTTGTTTCAAGTTTGGTCTGTTGTTCTATATTTCTAGTTATTAATTCTTCAAAAGTTAAATCTTTACGTTTATTTCTTAAACTTCTTATTTCCATCTGTCCTAATTTTGATTGCAACTCAAATTCCTCTCTTTGAATTTGTAAACTTCTTCCTTCTACATTGACGCTTTGACCAAATAAACTCTGTCCAGGTTCTATTGATGATCTTGGTGGTAATGGAGATCTAGGAGGTAATGGGGAAGATAAGGCAATATCTGATCTAGGAGGTAATCTTGAAAATAAATTAGAAGGAACCGCTTGTCCAGGTCCAATCGGACCGCTATACGCAGTTGCACCTGTAATTGATCTACTAAAAGCAGCAAAAGAATTACCAGCAACAGGATTTAATGGCTGTACTGGTCTACGTTGTCTTAATTCTTGATTTCTTCTTATAGATTTTTCAATAGGGCTAATTCCTTTGCCTATATTTCCAAATTGATTTAATAATTTATTTCCAATTATTAACTCTTTATTTAATTCTCTTTGTGCTACAACTAAGTCTTTTGCAGCTTTTCTCTGGACAGATGTGCCTACAGCAGCATCATTAAAATTTTTTTTTGCCTCACCTACGGCTTTACTTAAAGTATTAAAACTTTTTACAACTAATTCATTATCTTTAGCTAATAATTGCATATTTTTATTGACTACCTTACTTATCTCTTCTGTCTCTTTTATTTGCTTATTAAATGCTTGTAATTTCTGAGCACCTTTAAGTGCAACTAAAATATCAACAGTATAATTAGCCACTTCTTATAAAAATTAAAACATTTTCTCTATATTACCTCTTTTTACCTTTTAAAGCACTAGATCTTTGAGTTTGATCTCTTTGTTTTTCATAATCTTCTCGTTCTAAATCGTTATAAGCAATCCAACCTAATAATTCTTCTACTGTAAGTTCTTTACATAATTGATTTACAGTTTTACCAAGTTCTTTTGCTAATGAATATATAAATCGCCAATCATTATTTGCTTTTTAAATCAGCTTTCGCTGTTTCAACCTCTCTATTTATTCCAGCTTCAATCATGGCTAATTGTATTTCTTGTAATATATTTGCTTCAACCTCTCTTCTTAATGAAGCCTTATCTCCATCTTGAAAAAGTCTATTTCCATCTTCATCTAATGCTTTTTCTATCATCAACTGAAGAGCATAATTATTAGCATCTTCAGAACCACTTTTCTTTTGAATTGACTCTCGTTCTGCAATAGTCAAAGGGTGCCAAAAAACAGTAAAAATAATTTCATCATTTTGTTTTACATCATGTTTGTAAAGTTGAGAAACTCCAAATTTGTTTCTTAAAAGGTCAACTGCTCTAGTCATGTTAATGTATAGCTATTATCATTATACTAAGCGTTGGCGGTAAATTGGCAAGATATTAAGCCAAGAAAATGTGAAGAGTCATCTAATTCAATAGGAGCAGGACCGACAACATCAAGCACTCTAGGATCACAACTAAAAGTATCTGTATAATCAGAAGCGTTAACAGAAGTAAGTCCATCAATAACAGCTTCTCCTAATGCAGATAAAGTTGCAGTACCTTTTCCTCTTGGAACATAAATATTACATTGAATTACACCAGAATAAAAATCTTGTGATGCACCTTGAGTTTGAGTTGTAGCTTGTGCAAAATCAACTGACATAAGAATATATTTTTTTGTCTTTCCTGGTGTTTTATAAATCATGTTGTCATAGACCATTTCAACAGTAGCGTCTACTGCTGCAACTGCATCTGTAACTGCTTTTTCAAAAGCTGCTCTTGTGTTAACTAAAGTCATGGAGTTTCATAATCAACAAATACAGAACTAGGATCACTAAATGAACCAATACCACCTCCTGTAAATCTTACATTTTCAGATTTACCTCTAACACCAGTACCAAAAGCAGCAACACCTAGTTTTGGTTTATCTGTAAACATTTGATTTATAAGATTTCTTAAATCCCCTTGAACATATTGAGGTATTTTACTTCTTGGAGAAGCTAAAGCTCTAGCTGCATATTGTGATCTATTACCAATAAATACTTTAGAAAAAGGTTTAAAATTTGTTATTGAATTTATAAATCTAGGTTCAATTTTTGCTTGAGAAGATCTTTGACCTCTTCTTGTTGGTTTAATATTGCTCCACGGAGCTACTGATTCTCTAGCTTCATCAGGTCTAGGTCTTTGCGTAGAAGCTGTCCAATTAGAAGCAAAAAATCCAGTATCAACAGGGCTATTTTCTTCTGTAGACAAATCAGCAATAATAGCTTTTACTAATTTATTCAAATCTCTTTCTAAATTATTTTCTAAATCTTTTTTAATTTGATTTATATTTTTGGTAAAAGGTTTAGGTTTAGCCATCAGAACCTCACTAATAAAGTAAACAGATAAGTCTGTCCACCCTGTCTTGTATCTATATTAACTATTTGTCCTACTCTTGTAGATCCAGCATAAGTTAATGTAACTTCATCTTGAAAATCAGGTTGATTATCGCCAATCAGATCAGGTGTAATATAAATTTTTGCTTCTCTTCTTTCTCTACCATCATCTTCGGTAGATTGAACAAACTCAACAGGAGCTTTAATACTGTAAGTTGTGTCGCTTGTAGTATATGCACCTGTAGCTGTATTATAACTTCCCGATGCTTTTTTTGTATAAACAATAGAAGAATCAAAAGAAGATCCAAGATCAGCTACAACCTGTTTTGCAATCTGTTTAAATGCTGAATCTAACTGTCCTGCCATTATCCTCTAACTACCCTCATCTGGAAACTACCTGCTCCACCAAGCATATATGCTCCAAGATAACTTTGCAGCCATGGGTAAACATCTAAAATATTATTTACAGAACCAGTACCTTGACTTGCTGTATTGTATTTAACTTGAATGTCTCCTAACTTTACTTCTTCAAAATTACCATCTTTACCAGTAGTTCCAGTAATTGCATCAGTATCATTTGCTAAAGCCCTAGCTAATTCATATTGTGCATATTTAATACCTTCAGGGATTTTAGAACAAGCTAATTCAACTCCATCTACCTGATAATTATTTCTTGGAAATTTTAATGCCTGTCCATCATCACATCTATCTCCATAAAAAACTAAGGTATCAATCCATCTAGCAGCAGATATTAATGATCTTTTCTTTTGATCGTCTGTTTTATTTGTCCAAGTT